AGTTCCGTTAAAATCAATAGCGTCAAGGTATGCAGTACCATCAATATAAAGATCCTTGAACTGTGCACCAGAGGTACCAAGATCAACATCATTATTAGTTTCTGGTCGGAGTACACCATCTTGCAACCTAATTTCAGTAGTACCACTTATATTTAAGTCCAAAGCTTGATTTGCATGATCCCAAAGCATTTCTGCAAGACCAAAAGTAGATGAACTACCACCAATCTTTAGACCACCGCCACTAGCATCTGCAGAAGAAGCGGTAAGAGCAGAAACAATCAACTTATCAGCAACTTCCAAAGTAGTGTTAGTTCTGACAGTAGAATTAATTACCTGCACGTCTAAGTGGTCAGCTGTCAATGTGTGAAAAGTACCAGCAGAACCAGAAATTGTTCCTGCAGCGGTAACACCGCCTTGCGTACCAATGTGACTATTGAAAGAGCCTGATTTTGCAAACACAGTATCCCAAGAAAGTGCGTCTGAACCAAGATCTCTAGCCTCGTGGGTGCTAGGCACAAGATCACTATCAAAGCGACCAGTTGCGGTAATAGTGTCACTGGTTGCGTTACCAAGATCCACATCACCATTAGCTGTTAGGGTACTAGCAACTGTTAGTGTATTACCAGCAATTGCAGAACCAGTTAGCTGTCCAGCTGAGCCGTAAATAACAGCCGTGCTGCCAACTACAGTATTTGCAACAGCTCCATCAGTTAAGTTAATTTCTGCTGCAGTAGCAGAGATTGCTGTACCAGCCAAATCAATTGCGTCCACATAAGCGGTACCATCAATATAAGCATCTTTAAATTCAAAAGCATCTGAACCCAAGTCATATGCATTGTTTTTACCTGGTAAAATAGCAGATGCACTAATTGTCATGACTGGTACGCCACCAGCCATAAAAACCATTGCGTCATCAACTTCTGAGTGGATAAGAGTATCCCCATCAACATCCAAGAGAAGTCTTTTACCGCCAAAGTCCGAACCTGACATAAACTCTTCCAAGTGTTCTAGAGAAACTGCTCTCATTGTATCAGCACTCTTATCATAAACTGCCAAAAGATCAGCTGTTTCCAATGAGCCTGATGCTCTTTGTGCGGTTGATGCTTCACCAAAGTTTAAGTGTCCGATTTCAACCGAACCGGATGAAATTTTATTTTTTGTAACTGCGCCTGTTGCCAAGTTAGAGACACTAACACCGCCAACTGCGATCAGCTTACTTCCTATTCTTGTTCTTGCCATATCGTTTGTCTCCTCAGAGCCTCCGCCGCCGCCGCCTCCGCCGCCGCCGCCTCCGCCGCCAGCATTACTCATACCGGTAACAGAGAAAAGAGCCCCTTCATTTGTTGTTGTTATTGTTACGTTACCACTATCACCATCATTATCATTCGTTAAATTAACTGTACTACCGTCACGAGTTGCAGTAATTTCAAGGTATGATCCGTTGATCATTTCCTTGATTGCTTCTGCTATGTTTGCCGTGCTCAAGGATGCATCTGATCCAGAGCCTGCTATTGTGCCCTGACGAAACCATATTTTAGTATTTTTGTTCTCTCCCCAAAACTGGTCGTTTGTTGGACTAAATGAGTGTCTTCCATAAAAGAATATATTAGTATCAGTAGCCAGATATTCATCATAACCCCAAGACATACATTTTCTTTCATTTGAAGTATTAAACTCTGTGTTTGGATCTTTAAATTCCATATAACAAGCGTTGCCTTTAAAGCCCGCATTCTCATACTGGAACAAAAGGGCCTCCGTTTCGGACGCAGTGTAGGTATCATTAGCCACAGAACTAAGAGTCATCAAAGTACCATCGCTCTTTATACCTTTAACATCTATATTTATAAGATTGTTAAGAAAAGCGTGTTTGACTGGAGCCATAATTGACATTAAAGCTTTCCAATCGTTTGAGCCCTGCGTAACAAGCCTAATAAAATATTCAGAGGTTGAATCTTTTCTATAAATCCAAAACCTTGGACTGCCAGACGAGCCGTATTTTGCCACAAGAGTATAGCTTGAATTACTAAGATCAGTCGCTGATGCGGTACCACCACCAATCTTTATCTCATTACCGTCTGCATCTCTCATTACAAAGTGCGGACGATCTGAAATAGCTCTGATTGATCCTCCAGACGCAGCTGTTACGCCAGCCCAAGCATCATCATAAACTCCTTCATTTGTAATCCAAAAAGCTAAAATAGCTTGTTTTGCACCATCAGCTTCATCAAAAGTTGGTACTACTAATCTACCCTTTTGACTGTCTTCTAATGTTGTGGCATCACCGCCTGTATAATCACCCTGTATGGCGTCATTTCCGGCGGAATCTTTAAGGCCTCTAGCATCGTTGTCTATAACAAACGTTAAACTATTTGTGCCATCTCCAAGCACAAACCTTGGAAAAGTTGCGGAATCAAAACCGCTACCAGCAGATGAGATTACTACTGTTCCTGTTGCTGCTGCCATATAATCACCTCCTGTTTTATTTTCACAGGTTCTTTAAAATAATTCTTTACTTAAACGGTGAATAAACTACGACTATAAACTTATGTTTTAACTTTTAACTTGGTGGGACAAAACTGAACAAAACTATTTTGAAAATAAAATCTTTTTGAGATTTCTAACGTTATTATCAAATTTGCAATAATCGGAGTTTAAAAATTCAAATGTTAATTTATCACATTCACTATTTAAATCTTCAAACTCAAAATGAAACCTTCCATTTTCTGACCTTTGACAAACCAATAATCTACAGCCTCTAAGTTGCAAAAAGGCTGCAACACCAATATCTGATGTTATATAAGTTTTGTTGTTTTTTGCTTCTTCTGACATTTTTTTCTGTAACCTCTTGTTTCACTAATAAATAGTTCACTGCTTTTCAAAAGCTGGGTTTTCATTTTCATTTTTTGGAAATTTCAAAGCATATGAGGCTTTGGGGTCACAACCTATATCTTTCATTACATTTTTAGTTTTTTGATTTAATATTTCCTGTCTTTTTTCTATCTCTTTTGATAACTCTATCTTCTTTCTTTCGTGCTCTAATACAAATACCCCATAGGAAGCTATTAAATCATTTATATTTTGTTGCTCTAAAACCAGAGAATTAAATATCTGTTTATCAAACTCTATGTACGAGTCGTCAAAAGGCTCAGGTTCAGGTTCAGGCTCTGGTGCCGGTTCTGGTTCTGGTGGTTGTTTTCCAGCATTACTCACCTTATCACTAGCCAGTAATGCGTCTAGTGCGTTATCAGCCCTGCTTTTTAAGTCAGGGGACGTTATTTTTATTTCTTCTATTAAATTAATTAATTTATCAAGCGCAGACATTGTAAACTCCTTTATGTTAAAATTCTCTATAAAACTTGCCATCTTCATGTTCTAGCTCGTCTCCGAGGGCAACGCGCTCCCTAGAAATTTTAACATCCACAACATTTTCTCTTATAGAGTATGTTGGTCTTTTTTGATTTGCGCCTTGTCCTATTAAATACCCTAGAACGTTTATTTCGTATTTTGTTTCAAACTTTCTTTCTTCACTAGTGTAAGATTTTAAATTGTTATTATAGCTATATGAGCTTCCGACAAACCCTTCATATGTATGGTCTTCATTGCTTATAAGTATATAGTTTACACCACCCGGAGTTGTGACAAAAGCTTGCATTATCTCATTCATTTGTTGTTGATATTCTGTTCTTACTGTTATCTCGTATTTTACGGAAACATAAACAGGTAAAGGCATAGATATTGTGTTATAAACCACTTTATTAGTTTCTGGTTTTGTTGCAAATTTTATCTTAGGCTTTACGTCTCCTACTTGCCTGACAGAATCTGCATTGGCAAATTGAGATGTTTTAATTTGATTAATAACCCTAGCAACAGGCAAAGAGCCACCTTTTGCATCGTTTTTGGGAATAATATCTGCCCATACAATTGCCTTTTTATCTGGAGATTTGTCTATCCCGGTCCTTTCTATAGATATAAGCGGTAAAATTAAGGTTCCTTCCTTATCTCTAATACCCGCATCCCTTTTTGTTTGAAATGCTCGCTCTGCTGATGCCCAAATGACAGGCACTTTTTTAAATCCCGATGAGGACTGGACTCTAAGGTCTAAATCCCTATCTATATAGTTTAGCATCGCTCCATCAATTGTTTCTATTGTAGATGGTGCGAAAGGTATTTCAGTGCCTTTTTTATCTTCGCGAAGAAGTTCGCGTCTTTTTCTTTCCAGGAACCCTTTTTCATCACTTGCCATCAAACAATCCCTCTCTAGCCTTTACGCACTCTGCCACTATTTCAAACTTATGATCTATTTGACCAAAAGCCTGTCTAGGTTCATTAAGAGTTAGTATTTCATATAGTTCATCACCATACATAACAAAGTCGCCCTCTCTAACAAAGAGATTTTGATCTTCTGTGAGCCTTCTTTTGTGAAATTTCACAGTTATTTTGGAGCGACGATCAACCCCAAGGTTTGTTGTTTCTGTTTCATATCCAGCCCACTCAACTAGTGCTTTAACAGTGATTGGATCTAAAAAAGTTTTCTCTATTGCTTCTCCATAAAGTTTATGATAGTCTGTATGTTCTAAACTTATTGGATAATAAGCTATAGTTTGACCTATAACTCTTTCAATAATTTCTTCATTTACCTGCTTTACAAGATCTCTCTCTTTCTTGCCAATAAAAAGAGGTGGAGGTGGAGCCACTGGCCGATTCCATTTATTTTCCGACATAAATTACTACCCCACGAATACCGTAAGTGGTATGTTTTCTTGTATTTTGGCAGTAGACTCAAGCATTTCTTGATCTTTTTGAGCCAATTTAGAATATGTCATCTCCGCAAGCGTTGTCTTTAATTCTTCTCTGAGGTTGCTTTGTTCCTCTCTAGCCTGAGTTATTAAGTCTGTACCATTTAGGGTTATAGACTCACCTGGAATTGGTATTGTTGATAATTTAGATCTTACTTGTCCCAATATTTCTTTGCAAAGGGCTAAAGCAAATCTACGAATCCACTGCTTTCCTATAGAGTTTATACTTTTATAGGGTAAATTAGCAAAAGGAAGAGTATTCATATTATTTATACCATCTCCTTCTGGCCCTGCGGTTTCTTCATCAAATGGATCTTGCGGTATTGAAAACTTTATCCAAACTGCAGTTGGGCCGCCCGAATATGGCACTGGGAAAAGCCTTAGTTTGTTATTTTTCAATTCGTAAGAAAAGTGAGACATTCTAGTATATATTGAGTCTTCAAATGCTTTCGCTTGCAGCTTATTTTGCCAAGCTGGAACAAGTTCAAAAGTTGAAGTATCAGTATATTGTCCATAGTTGTGCAGATTGCCAACAACATTTAATCCACCATAGTATCCAAAAAATCTCCACATAGCTTGAGGAGTTTTATAAAATACCTGCTTTACTAATATTTTCTTGTTTCCAATTTTGTTATGAAAACCTAAATTTGAAGCATATTCTGCAAAAGAAGAGGATGCTTGAATCAATCCCTGTAGGTCGTAATCTTGTTGACCTTCATGAAGAGCGATTGACGCAGAATATTCTACATTTCCACGACCGATACCGATCTCAGCGCCAGCGGCATCAGCGACTCTTCTAGCATATCCAAAATCAAAAGTTGGATATTTAAGAGATGCTTGTTTTCCTGCTAAAGATGACGATAGTGCCGTTTCGCCTGTTGATTTAAGTTGACCTAAATGATCAAATGTACCAGTTGTGTGTCCAAGATAGGACGATAGAGAGTTGTTTGCCTGATGAACATTGACTATATAACTATATTCCAATACAGCCTCTTCATATGCTGCATATACGTTGGCCTCAGTTAGTTCAATGTCCAATACATCACCGCCAAGCTTTCTAAAAACATAAGTAACCTGACCGATGGCACCAGATAAAAAGTTTGAATCAAACAAGTCATTGTTTGGATCTGAGTAGACCTTATAGGGAACAGACTTGTTAACGTTACCTTCACTACCGGTAACTGGTAGTATGGATCTACTTGCTTGGCTAGCTGGTGTAAGAGTAGGTAAAGCCATTAATTAGTCCTCCAGACATAATTGTATAATTTAATTAGTACGGTCTAGAGCAAATCACTATGACTTAAAAATTCTTTAACTCTTAGTTGCTGTTTTGGTGGTTGTTTTGCGAGTTCTTGTTGTTCTTTTTCTTGTGGTTGTTTTTTTAGTGGTTGTTTTTGGTTTTGCTTTTGTATTCAAAGCATTTGGTAAAGTCTTCTTTGGTTCTGGTTTTACTTCTTCCACAACTGGCTCTGGTTCTGGTTCTGGTTCAGTTATTTCAACAACTGGTTCAGGTTCTGGCGTTGGGGTTTCTACTACTGGCTCTTCTACAGCCGGTGCAGGAGGGGTTTCTCCCCTTAATGCGGCCATTGCTGCTCTTTTTGCAGCATACTTTTTAGCATATTTTGGCATTGTTAATCTTTTTCTACGTTTACCCATCTTAAACTCTCCTTTAAACTAAAACGGTTATAATATAAATAGTGCTTAAAATAGAAAAACCCCAAGCCATAAGACTTGGGGTTGAATCTATAGTAAGGCGAATTAATTATTATTGCTTGGTAACACCACCGACTACCGCACATCTTACATGTACTAGCCAACGGTCACCCGTACAAATAACTTCAACTTCGTCACCTGCTTGCGCAGCGTTTTCTACAAAAGTAACGCTTGCACCGTCTGCTGCACCAGCGCCATCGCCATCGGCATCGGCGGGGAGATGCACTATCATGTCGTCGGTATCGCCTGCGGCGTTTTGGATTACAATGTTATTGTTATCATCTCCATCTGCTGCGATTGCAGCATTTAATACAAACTTACACCACCATCCCTTACCAGCCTCCGCTTCAGTTGGTAAGGTAATCGTAGCACCCTCGTTAGCATCATTTCCGGCAGGCGTGCAAATAAATATTGTTCCACACTTTACCTTGTCTATAGTTATTGCTGCTGCAGTTGAACCGAAACAATCAAGTGCTTCTATTTTTTTTCTATCCGCTGCATATCTTCCTAATTTAGCCATTTTATAAAATCTCCTTTATCTTTTGTTAAAGGCACTTCGCCTTACCTTTCATAATATAAATAGTGTGTTAAAAAAAGAAACGCCCCATCAAATAAATGACAGGGCGAAATCTTTAGTTTGCTATCGGATGTTAGCTATTAGCTAGCACCTGCCTCACCAAGGAGACCACGAACAATAACAAGACCATACATATCAGGACGTACCATCTGCTTCGCATAGCGCGTCATAACGCCCTTACGAGGCACAAAGTCTTCCTGACCAAATATGGTAGGAGTTACTTGGAGTGGTACATATGGAGCGTAGACAAAACCGCTTTCTAGGAAAGAGTTACCCTTACGCCCAACCAAGAGCACATTACGTGGGAAGTATGGATCAACCATAACATCAAACTTCTTGCTCAAGCTACCAACTCTCACAGCACCGATATCACCGCGATCTGCATCAGCAGTTACGCTAGCGCGGAAGCCGCTCGTAAACTCAAGGATATTTGCAACTTCTGGGGAGCAAACAACGAAGTTTGCGCCACCGCGAAGTGTCTTTCTGTGGATCTGAGCACTAACATCGTTAATGGTCTCAATAAGAGTCTCATACCACTCGCTAACAGTACCGGTGAAGTCAGGAGATGCGCTAGTTGCACCAAGCTCTGCACCAGAACTATCAACAAAAAGACCAGGAGCACGGCTCCAGTAGCGAGTACCGGCCTTTGCACCAACAATCAAGTCACCCAAGATTTCCTGATCAATTTCTAGAGCAATTTGCTCAGAAAGAATACCAGTCAATTCAACTTCTGCATCCAAGTTGTGATATGCATTAAGATCCTGAGAAAGCTCAGGAGTCCACTTTGCCTTCAGCTTCTTAGTCACTGCGGTAACAGCGATGCTGTCAACCTTAATGTCTATTTCTGGAATTCTACCAGGGCGAAGCTGAGTAGTCCCGAGTGCACCTGCGCCATCAGCGCCACTGTCACCTGCACCTTCAAGTCCAAATTCAGTAGCAAGGATTGCACCAAGATTAGCTGGACTGCCGGCACCTTCAAAAGTGTCCTTAAGCGGGAAGTTGATATCTATCGCTGTCAAGTGACTTGGCATACGATCAGTACCATTCGCGGCATTGGCTGCGCCTGCGGTGTTAACAAGAACTAGTCTCAAGTTTCCGCTACTATCTAGGCTAGTCAAGCGACGAATCTGCTTGACATTGCTGCCAAGCGCGTTGGAGCCATCTGCTGTTTCAATTGTGATTCCCGTAAGGGCATCTTTATTCAGGGTTGCGGGAACAGCAGAGGACGATACCACAACTTGTGAAACTCTATCACCAGTGTTTGCCAAAACATCAGGGTCATATCTGAGTAGTTTCTTTTGCGCTTCAGTAAGTGCAGAAACTAGGACGCCTTGGTCAGCGCCGCCGATAAGTTGGCCAACGTTTCCAGCCGCAATCTCCACAGAACCAGTTGGTGAACTGTAGCCAGTGCCAAGGTCGTAGAAGCCACCAGGGCCGCCCTTGGTAAGATCTTCATCTAGATCAACACCACCAATAAGTCCGCGACCAACGACGTTACCGCCGTAAACCGAGTCACCAGCAGCCATACCAGCCTTTGTATCACCATGGACAAAATCCATGAAAAAGATAAGACCACTTGGAAGACTCATTGGCTGAACACTAACGAGATCATTTGCGATCAATCCACCGAAAACACGGCGAACAATTGGGAATGCGACTGATGCGAAACCTTCTACATCCCCTGCAGACATTGAGGAAGCTTCACGAAGAAGTTCCTTTGCTTGGTTCTCCAAGAGAACCGCCATACCATTCTTAGTACGCTCATCGCTAAGTCCTTCCAAAAGACCGGTTGCTTCCCACTTATCAAGAAGTGCCGCACCTTCCTTGGATACATCACGATGAACAATACCTTCTGTCAAAGTTTTTAAAACAGACATTTTATATTATTCCTCCTATTATTTTTTTATTCCTGCTAAAAGCTTCATTCGCTCAGAAAACATATCTTGTTTATTGTTGTTTTGTTTTCTTTGCGAGCTTAAAATCATTGAAGAATTATTGCTGACCGCCTCGCTCAGTGATTCTGGCATCTTTCTATCGCTAGTGCTACCCACTGTGCCTTGAAGTGTTTCAAACATAACCTTCGCTTCTTTTGGTGTTTCAGCCTTTGAAATCGCTTCAACAATTTTTTCTTTTTGTCGCTCATTCAAGGAGGGATGTTCAAGGGTCTGATTTATATATAGCAACTTTGCATTTGACAAATTAACTACATTAACTTTTTCTTTTAAAACTGTAAATGCTTCTTTGAACTTGCTATTTTCTTCAACAAGTTTTTCATTTTTAGCATTTGTCCTATTAATAGATTCTTCTAATTCTTTTACTCGTGCTCTAAGAGCTTCATTTTCTTCTTTTACCTCATCGTCAGCTTCCATTGCCAACACCATATCTTCATATTCTTTCATGACAGATTCAGGTGTGTTCATCCAGCCGCCCTTTTGAGGCTCTATATCAACTTTCAATCTTTCTAATATGGCGTCAACAATATCGTCGCCAATCTCAATATCTTCTTCAAGTTCCTCAGATTCGGATTCTTCAAGCCTT